AATTATATTAAGAAAAAGGTAACAAAGGTAACAAACCGCAGGTCAACATGGAAATCGTATACCTTCAAATTACCCAAAAAGGTAACAAAAAGGTAACAAAATCGCCCAAAAAGGTAACAAATGTTACTTTTTTCAATCGATGTAGTCATCTTCCATGTCATAAAAATTACTTACGTAATCTGCAATTTGATACCAAATCTCCAAATCTGTTACCTTTTTGTTACCTTTTTGATACCTTTTTGTTACCTTTTTGGACGAAATGTTACCTTTTTGGAACTCTTTTGTTAATTCAAAATATTTGAATGTTTTGGGCAATCTTGTACGCCTCAAACCAAAGATTTTGACCAGTTCCCAGAACCATCCGTCCGTACCATAGCCACTCTCACATTCATCCAAAATATCGTCAGAAATTCGCTGTGCGAGAGCAATTAGTACCTCAAGGCAATTAGGTTTAACAGATTTGAAAGTCTCATACTCAGAATAGTACAATCCTTCATCAATCGAGAAATCTCTGCGAAGTTCAAACGCATCCATCTTACGATTTACATCATTCGGATGAATCCATCTAAACTCGCAGAGAAATAAATCATAGATAAATAACTCATCGTCTTCATTGTCGTAATCAATATGATTGGTGAGCCATTTGAAATACAATTCAGACATGGCGGTAATACTCATGCCTCTCTTCTTTTTAGATTTAGTGGGCAATTGTCAATTCACCACCTCTCTATTCAAAATATGTTGTTTAGTTAATTGATAGTGATTCCGTCATCGTCGTCCGTATCAGCGCTGACTTCTTCAGACTCGTCAATATCGTCTTCGTCGTCCTCAGGATACTCTAGCTCTGCTGGATCGATAGTGTCGACTTCGTCATCAACCTCTAAGCTTGGATTATGAGTCTCGTTGTCATAGTAATATGCATCGTACTCAATAACCTCAGCAAGCATATGGACATTGGAATTACGGAACCAAGCAAGTTCCTTTTCTTCAGGATCAATCTCACCAATATATTTCCAGAATTCCTTACCAAGAAGTTCCTCTGGTTGCTCAACTGGAATATCATGCTCGTTTAGAAGTACACGATCTCCAGCGTAGAATGAATATGTTGTCCTAATCCAGTCGTCTTCATTGGCACCTTCATAGAACTCATCCTCAGTAATTGGTCCTGGCTCTTCGTAAGGAACCTTAATATCGTTGTTGACTGTCTCCCAACCAACACGAATATTAGGAATCTTAATTACGCCTGGTTTGTAATACTTTGAATAATCCGTGTAATTACCAGTTGAACGGTAAGAAATATTCTCTCGCTCATCTGGAATATCATCAGATTCAGTCTCAGCTGTCTCTTCAGCAGGAATATCAGGATCTTCTTTAGTCTCTTCAACGGGCTTATCCTCACTAAGTTTACTCTTTAGAGAATTAATCTCTTCACGAAGAGCATGAATATGCCTTTCAGTGGTCTTTAGAACCTCTCTAAGGCTCTCTACTTCGTGATTACGCTTATCGTCGTAATATGCCTTAGAAGCAAACCAAGACAGCGCAGAAACGGCTACAAGCGATCCTACGACTAGTACTTTATTGTTCATTGTAACTCCTTTCAAACAAAATTAGATCGGACAGGTATAAATCCCAGGATAGTTTAGAATATCCTCTTCATATATACCTGATCCAACAGCATTTAATCCTCTTTGCCCTCAAATAAGGTCATACATAACGCCATCAACATTAAAATCAAGAAGAACAGAAGGTTGCTCACTATTGATAAAGCGCGTCCTTACAGGATTTGATGCAGTGTCAAAGATACCAAAGTCGATGAAATTATCTCCATTGTCGCTGTTGTAAACCCAGCCAACTACCTGTCCAGCAGGAGTCTTATCAAATCCAAGAGTCTCATAAACATCATTTAGGAATACATGACCCTTAGCTTTCAGCTGATCGTTGAACATTGACTGTGCGCACTGGAGAAAATAACGATTCTCCTCAGGAGACTTAGACCAGTTAGGATTATACTCGTCAAAAATGCGAGCATAAATGGAAGGCATGTTAGAAGTATCAACACCATTCTCTGGAGCAACAGTGGTCTCCTCTACGGTCTTCTTGTTAACCTTCTTCTTTTCGGTCTTGAGTTCCACGCCGTGATAAAGAGCATCCTCTACTTCTTCTCCGAGTTCTTTAGCGACTCTCTCACGATACTTACTAATAGACTCAGTAAGCATAGAGGCAGTAGCCACCAAAGCAGCATTGCGCTTAGATAGAATATGATGAGCGCCAAGTACGCAAGCGGTACTAGCAATACCAACAAGAATAGCAGGAGCATAGAGCTTTCCAATCTTCAGTGCCGTTTGGACACGATTCAGAATAAGATCCTTCTTGTAATCTTCCTCAGAATATGTCTCGCCAGGCTTAATCTTTAGCTTACCTTCGTGTACGCCCTTGATCTTGCTCTCAATATCCTTACCCTCGTCGAGAATATCGCCGACTTTGAGAGTTGCTTGAGAAGCAAGGACTGCGGTGCCAATAAAACCAGCAACACCGACGGTTGTGAGGATTGTTGGACTGTGCTTAGAAATAACAAGACCAGCCCTTCCAGCAAACTTTGTTACGTTGTTCAGAATACTCATTTTGATTTCCCTTCAAACATAGAACAACAGTTACGAAAAAATATAGAAGGAGGGACCTTAGCGAGTTATTTAAAACTTCATTAAGGTCTTTCCCCTTCTATTATAGCACATGTTTTTGACGCGAAATTACACAGGGATTTTTCCTGACTTGCGAAGACGTGTAAATATGGCAACTACCTGCTCATATGACATCTTTTTGACCTTGTCTGGCCAGAATCTTCCACCGTATGCTTTAGTTACCCATTCGCGCATCTGGGATTCAGTGAAAGTCATGTTATGACTCCTTATCAATAGAATCCATTGCAGTATTAACCATACATTCTAACGTATAAATATTGCAAACAGTGCTGAACAAATTGTTAGAAAATATGCCTTCTTCAATATTATGAAGACAATCAATCATAGTTGACGAAGAATACCACAGACTATTTGGATCTTCCATAATATTTACCTGATCGTCAAATTCGTAACACAAATTTGATATTGATGTAAATGTATGAAAGAAATCCTCTAAGTTATTATGAATGATTGCAGTTTTAAGATTAGTTATTTGATATAATGTTTTATTACAAATATCTAGTCTGTGATTAGTAACTTTTGTGACTTTCGTTTCTTTTTTGCTGCTCATTTCAGTCTCCTTAAAAATGAATTGGTTAATCTTTAATGCCGAGTCGATAACAGATAATATCGAATGTTGGATTCCTAATGAGTTGGAGGTAAACCAGTACAGCGTACCATACTGGTTTGTTCTCCTCACTTCTCCAAATTCGATAAGCTTGGTTATACTTGCTCATCAGAAGGACCTTTTTGTTTTTTTTCTTGTTCATCTTTGATGTCCATACATGAGCTAAGAATATCATTTAGGTCATCTGTAGATCGATACATATCAACGTAGAAGTTGCTTACTGGTACGTCACCAAGATGAGGATTAATAATACGATCTACAAATAGTGTAAGACCAGAAGAAATAACGCCAGCTAGTAAAAAATCAAGAAACATTTTGTTCTCCTTTAATCAATATACTCTGGACGTGGTAAGATAAACCCATATCCATCTCTACGACGCTCGATTTGAGCATTCCTAAGATCTTTCCAACCAACTTTGTTGTCGGTGTACTCAGTATCGAGTCCAAGAGCATCATAGAAATCAGCTTGAGTAGCCATTCCGTACACAGCAATTTGATCATCCATTTGTGCCAATACAAGTTCTGCTTCACGTCTCGTATCGACTACAACGTTGTCATAATCAAGAACTGATCTAGGATTTACTTGTCTTGGATTTCTACGCTCTTCCCTCTCACGTCGGTTGTCTCGATCATAATATCTTCCATATGAAGTATAAGTCGAACGACCTCTGTCTCGGTTTACGCCATTTGGTCGTCTGTTATCTCCATAAAGAAGCATCTGAATCGCTCCAGTGATAGCATCAGAAATAACGTTCTTTGCCGCTGGAATAAAGACATCAAATACCAAATAATCTCCGATGTTATCGTCGTTATTAAAGAGATTTGACTTTACTTTACTCCAAAGAGAAGGTTTCTTTACCTTTCCATCAGCAATTTTCTCTACTTTCTTTCGCTCGTCCGTAGCAGCGCTGGTTGTCGGAGCTTCTTTAGCTACTGTGCTGTTCCCAGGATATACTGGAACTCCTGCCGAGTCTTTCTCCTGAGTATTAATCTTTCTCTCTGCCATGAAAATATCCAATCTATTTCTTAAAGTTTACAGAAGGCTGAACAAGATAATTTAGAACGATGCATGGTTCCCCATTTGGGGCAATCATACTATCGAACGAAATATCCATCAATCGGTCTGCATCCCATCCGAGATACTCACCAATTGTAATTTGATCAAGACCAACAACGTCGTACCAATCATTTAGATCTTGTGTTGATCCCCAAATTACTTGCTGATTAAAATCGTTCATAGCAGTACGGATTGACTCTTTATCAGACAAGAAATATCGTCCAGAAACCTCATCAAATACAAGAGTGTCTCCGGAACCAAATACAACTAGTCCGGATTTACTAGGAACTGGAGTCTCAGAAATATTAGATTCGTTAACTTTCTTTCTAATATCTCGCTCTTTATCCTTACCGATAATATCAATTACTTCTTGTTGATATTTCTCAGCAATTTGCTGACTTGCAGCTACAGCAGACGAAAGTGCAACAACTTTACCGCTCGTAATATGCATTGCTGCGAAGAAACAAGTCAAAGACGTGCCGGCAAGCAATACCGTAGGAATATAACACTTCCAAGTTGATTTAAGTGTCTCTTTCCAACCGATCTTATCATACAAATCAGTCTTAGGATATAGAACAGACTCAATTGGAGTATCTGGATCAATCTCCTTAGCTTTTTCGTACATCTTTGTAATTGCCTTTGGTGTTTCTTTAATTGCCATAGCAACAGAGCTAACTGCTGTTACAGCGCCAAGTCCCATAAGAATTGTTGTGGAATTCTTAGTTAGGAATTGTTTTGATGCGTTCAGTACATTCATAACTACTCACTTTCTTCAATAATTGGAAAAGCCAAACTATAATCCTTAAGAATAATTGGAATATCAAAGTCTTCCATGCCATAAATCAAGTTCACAACGGATTCAACGTCGTTGGTGAAAAATAGAATTCTTGACTTATGAGCTGAAACTTTATTTGGTGTGGGACTGTGTTTGACATTATTAGATTTAAATACATCAATTACTTTTCTAATAACATTCTCTGGTCCGTACAATCCAAATATGGTTGGCCACTCTGGAAGATCCTTCTTAATATAGTCTGTTGGCTTCTCTCCAGGGAACAAAATAACTTGTCCGTTTTTTAAAAACGCAGAATTTCGTTTGAACATGAATTACCTGCTTGAAAAATGACGGAATACGAGGTAAAGCCACCAAAGTCCACATGTGATAATACCGAAAATCACATCAAACAGGAAATTGAAAAAACCGTACTTCTTCATACCAATTCACCACTTTCTTTTGTAAAAAGTCCATAACTAGCACCGTAATGTGCTTCAAACAAACGCATTTTTTGAATTACTTCGTCTTCTTCAGCGTCTGCCCAATCCAATAAATATGCACAAGCAGTCTCGTCCTTATTGTATTTGCCACCGATAGAATCAGAAAACCAACGAGCAAACCACGGAAGAACAAGATGAATATACTCTCTAGGGACGACAATATATCCTTTGAAATCGTATACTGATTTAGTCATTGTTTACCTTACCGAAAAAATATTTTGTCACATGATTGCCATCTTTTTCGATTTTAAAACACCTTTCGTCATGTGATTCTGAAAGCTCCAAATACTTATCAATATACCACTTAGCCTTTCGGATATCTTGATCGTTGTTCTTTAGATTGTGCCTCCAAATATACTTGAATGCGTTGCAAATACAGTAGTTTTGTACCGCTTGCACTCCCTGTGTATCTAGCATAGCATCAATGCACTCGAATGCGCCTTGAGTGTAATGATCTGGGTGGTTTACTGGATCTGACATCGTTAAATATCCTTTCGTTCGGTCTTCATATAAGACTTATTGAATTTGTGATATAAATCCATATAGAAATTGTACATACTAACATCTCTAACAGAGATTGTCATAGGTACGTCCATACAGACTATATCAATTCCAAAAATATCACTATCACAACATTTAAATTCGTCGCTCCCGCCAAGAATATGTATTGTAAAGTGCTGCTTCTTAACGTCGGTGTATGCCTCTGTCTTAAAAGCAGTTATTTCTTTACCTTTATCTTGTTTACACGGTTTAAATTTGCTTAGGAATTTTTTACGTTGCCGCTCTGCATCAGCTCCGTCAGAAAGATACTCATAGTGATACTGAATATCTTTCATAAGACGGTAAACTCCTAAAAACATTTCTCATTCCTGGCAATCGAGACTGCGCAAATCAAATAAATAACAGAAATGACAACTAGTGCGCTCTGCCTTTCAGGAGCGACTGACGAATACATTGCAAAAGACCACAACATAATATACAACAATCCAATACCAGCAATAACAAGCATCCAAGGTGACTTTAGGAAATCAATTGCATTCTTCATGAAAATTCTCCAATCTAAAAAGAAAAAATAAGGAGAGCTGATTCTACAACTCTCCTTAGATCTGAAGGCTACTGCTCTTCTACAGTCTCGACAACAACATCATCAACTGCGTTAGAATGTAGCTCGTCTGCTGCTTTAGCATCCAAATAAGCTTTTGCAGTTGGAAGCATCTTACCACCAATAATGGCAAGTGCTGCTCCACCTACAGCGCTAAGAATGTTAACAACAACAGGCTTCTTAACTAGGTCTAACACTTTGTTCAATGCGTTCATAATCGTTTTCCTTTCTAAAGAACGCCTACACCTTCTATTATATGAGATGAAAATTTCGCGAACTCTAAGCCCTATCTTCGGGAACAAGCCACTCCATTGGTACGGTTAGCTTAGGTGGATAATCAAAAAATGTCTTGTTGGCATCGAAGTCAAATTCAATATCGGCAGTTAGATCTTTTGTATTAATTTTCTTAATATCAAAGACATAACCGACATACTTATCTCCGCCAGCAAGAACTGCTTTACCAAGATTCTTCAACAATATCACCTACTACTCAAGACTCTTTTTACTAATCTGTAGAGCTCTGGTAACAATACTGGAATATTTATTAGTCGTTGAGAAAGATAAACCAGTATCAAAATTGTCAACAGATACTGAAACTCTTACAGAAATAACATCTTGAAAAGTAATATCAGTAAATTTTAATGCCTCTGGAATCTCTATGCGAGTGGTTAGCATATAGTTCGGAGCACCATAATGTGTGGTCTGAATGTATCTGACATTCTTTCCATCCTCACTTTTGTTGTACTTTTCAACGACTTTGAAATCACCAATAAAATATGCAGAAGCCGCAAAAAGCAATGTATCTCGATCTTCCACCCCAGAGTTAATCATCTTGGTAACAATCTTATCTTGATATTCCTCCTCAATAGCATTAATAATATACTTGATGATGAAATAATATGGAGTATTGTTGTCGTTCTTGAAATTTCGGCTAACAGCCTCGCCATTACCAAGATACTCAACGATGAACATATCAACTCCGCGCCTAAATGACAAAGTGGTATCATTTCGGTCTTTAATGGTGCACACAATTCCTTTCTTATCGATCGTATACTCCCTGATACGTTCTTTGACTGCTGCATTGATCAATCCATCGATTGCATGTTGGAATCCCTTTGTAAGCGACCCGCTATCTACAATCTTAGATAGGTCGATGCAAAGATCTCTGCATCCTGTAGAGTCAATAAATTTGTCGAGAAATGATGTAATATAAGTGTCCTGTGGGTTTGCCATAATTAATCTCCAATCGCAGATTTTTTAGAAAGGTCCGAAATTCGCTTTAAACAACCAATATAATCTTCAAAATATGTGACAGCACGTTTTGCTTCTTTTACCATCTCCTTTGTATATTTGTCTCCGCTTAATTCATCAACTTTGCTGACAATCGTCAGTATTTTTTCGGAGTTTTCATCTTTTACTTCCTCCAATTCAGATATCATATTACGGAATTTATAAGATAGATCTAATTTAACACCAACAGAAAATAAAATGTTGATTAAATCTTCATTATCCATTCTAAACCTCCTCTATACGAGTCCTATTTTGATAATCTAAATCCGCTAAAAATAGATGGAACAACCAATGACAAAATGTGTATAAAAATAAAGTATCAATAGAAAAGAATACTCTATCCCTATAATAAATTTGAGATCCTTTATACACGACTTTGAATTTGCTAAATTGCGTATCATAAAAATTAAATTCCATAGATATGTCAAAGTTTTTGTCGTGCAGCTCTCCGTAGTTTTGCATGCTAACCAAATTAACCATTGTCGATACTACCATGTTATCAGACTCTAAGAAATTAATATTAGCCATTAATTCTTTGAATCTCGAATCGTCATCGGAATCGATATCGGTTTTTGTAAAACATCTTTTTAAAATATCAGAAGACGTTTTATCGTCTTTAAGATAGTACATGCTCATTTTTGCTCCTTCTCATTATTATAAAATATTACCTTTTAAGGAATACCCCACCATTTTGCCGTCTAAATCCGATAGCCCAGTAAAAGATATCAAATAGTGCATTAAAATATGCTTCTTCTTGATATACCATTCTTTCACACGATATCGTGGCTTCTTTATAACTCCTAGATATCTTAATAACAATGTATGGATCTTCATATACCTTACCGATTTCAATATTAGCACTAAAATTTCGAGTAACAATAGTAAGGCTAGAGGTGAAGAGATCATCGAATACGACATCTGGTAAAACTTCGATATCTTTTGTAGTACAAAAATCAACAATAAATTCGTCTATAGTGCTATCGTTTTTATTATCCATTTTTATCACACTTATCCTTAATTAGTTTAATGATTGTTAAGAATAACTTATATAGCGATGGATCTTCATATTCGTATAAACTGGACATAACGGATCTATCAGATACTGAATGATCGATTGTAAACCGAATTTGACCGTTGTAAACAACTATCGAAATATGGTATCCGCCAGCGTAACAAAATAAAGCATCCTTACTATACACATTGCAGTAATATTCTATATCTCGCTCATCAACCAGTATATCATAAATACAATATAATGCGTGCTTACAAAAAGCTAAGTCGTAATCTGTGACAATCATTTCAACTCCTTGTTTAAAGAATTAAAAATAACCTCGCAAACATCAAAGAATACTGTTGAATAGTACCTTAAAAATGTTGCTTGGTATTTTTCAGAGGATGCCTTATCTCGTACAATAATCTCGAAGCTATCGTCGTACTTGACATTCTTAGCAAGGACAATATCTCTACTACTTCCGAAATTGATAATATAGGTTTCGACTTTTCGATCATCGTTTGGAACTTGCAAATATGTCTTCTTGATTGTGTATTCAGATAGACCGTTATCTCTGAAAATATCATAAACACATCTCAGCACTCTACCACAAATATCGTAGTCCATTTTAGCACCTTAATTCATCATTCGGATGAGATATATAAATGCAAACAGAGCAAACAACAAGAAATTAAAAACTAATGACATAAAATTTAGAAAAAGACTAAAGCCTTTTAACGAACTAAAACAAACCATAACCGTTGTAACAACACAGACAATACACATAATTAAGCTAAATGCAAACAGTAAAATATCACCAATTCTTCTAGATTTGTTTGACATATTTTTCATAGTTATATGCTCCTTCTTCATAATGATAGTTTTTAGAATCTTTTAAGCATGCTTCGTAAAGCACATGAATCCTATAAAATGTCTTTGGATCCAAATATGATGTAAATGTGTGCCACTTATAAGGATCTATACAATTTGAAGATCTAATACTAAATGTATCATTTGTAGATAGTTCTATCTCCATAACATGCGCGTCATTTACTAATATAAACTTACGATTAGTGTCGTCATACGGAATCGCATAGAATGATACACCTAGAATGAAATATGGGCAATTAGTATCGATTTCAATTTTGTATGTTGGATTATAAAGAGCACGATCTGAACCTCGAAATACACGAAATCTTACAATATTTCTAAGTTCGTTTTCCAATAAAGTTTTATCGATCTCTTCAAGAATATCCATTATTGATTCATCTCCCTATAATGTTCTATGTACTTTTTCTTATATTTCAGATATAGTTCATAATAAAATAAAGATGACTCTTTTACAGTTCTACCACTTTCGATGTTACAAATAGTCTGCGGTGTTACGAACATTTCCTCTGCGGCCTTCCCGACAGTGATTCCAAGGCTAATTCGTAACTTTTTCAAATTTTGGTACTTCATAGTGCTCCTTTCAAGCTGTAATTACTCATAAAAATAAAAACCATGTTTTAAATGGTCTTATAACTACTGTAAATAACTGGTGTTTTATAGAAATACTTTTAATGCTATAAAAGCCCAGTTGAGGTAAAAATATAGAAGAAGAGTCACTAACAAACGGTGACTGATCTTTCACAGCGGAACCCTAGTGAGCTTGGTAGCCTAAAGCTTTAAATCCAATCCTCTCTCCTTCTATTATATGAGATGAAAATTACGCGAGGCGTAAAAAGAGATAGCATGTATTTAACACACTATCTCTTTGTGGTAGCCTATTTACTCTTGGAACTCTGAATAAGAACAACCAAGAGCTCCGGATTCAACAACAGCTTTTGCGCACACTGCAAGACCAGCTACAATTAGAACTCCTACGCTTGCATCTTCCAAGCCAGCTTTTACACACTCTCCAGCCATGAATAAGCAATAGGATCCAATTGAAGCGTCGACAATCAGGTTCGCAATTTTCCCTGCGTTTTTAGCCGAAAACTTCTTAACTTTCTCTACGTTCATGATAACCCCTTTCAATAAATGGTTACTACCTCATTATACGACATGTTTTTGACGCGAGAAAATATATAGCATGTCTTTATAACACACTATATATTTAATTCTAGTAACTAATTAATTTCTAACAGCTCTTCTGTAAGTTGAATATGAGCTAATGCTCCAGTGTACAGAATGCAACCAGTGGTGACAAACATTCCGAGAGCATGTCCATACTTCCCAGTTGCTAAACAGAGAAGTCCAACACATGCTGTAACGGTTGCGCCACCACCCATTGCCATTCCAACAGCGGCTTCACTAAACACATACTGACGTACATTCATAATAAACCTCCAAAACTAGTTGATTACTACTTCATTATATGAGGTGTTTTTTATGCGAGGATAAAAAGATATCATAAGATTTTAATCCTACGATATCTTTTCAAATCTAGTTAGCAACTGCTTTTTGTTTATTCTTTTCTTGTTCCTCTTTGACCATATCGATGATCTTTACAAATTCGTCGACTTGTTTGTTGAATTCTCTAGCTACAGCTGCACCAGCGGTAAATCCTAAAACCTTAATACCGATTTTCCCTACAAGATTAACGGGAGCCGGTAAAACAGCTTCTAGAACCGCTTCTGCAACTTCACTAGCACAAATACTAACAACAAGTCCTCCGATGATTTTAACACCATCAATAACATCGTCTCTAGTAATATCCATAATAAACCTCCAAAACTAGTTGATTACTACTTCATTATAGGCGATGAAAAATATGCGAAAAAGATATAGCATGTATTAAACACACTATATCTTTTGGTAGTCTATTTGATTGCAATATCGGAAATCAGATTTCCAAGATCTACTCCGAGTTTACCAACAATCCCCATACCGATACCAAGCAAGGCTATTCCCGCCACAGGCTTACTGTTAAGACATAATTTCTCACCAAGTCTACAGCAACAAATGATAAGCCCTAAATCAGCGGCAATATCATATACTTGACAAATATGGTATTTGCTAACAACCTCTTCAATTTTCTCTACGTTCATGATAACCCCTTTCAATAAATGGTTACTACCTCATTATAAGCGAAGTTATCTACGCGAAAAAAAAATATACCGCATGTATTTAACACACGGTATATTCTCTTTAACAAACGTACGTATCAGTGCTACGTTTCAATTAAGCCCTGATCTTTCCCAACAAACCAAGCACTTTGGATGTAATGACATCGGCCTTCTCATAATTGAGCATCAAAACACCAAGCAAGACAGTACCAGCAACTGTCAGAATTGTATTCGGATCTGGACCCTTTCGAACTTGCTTCGATTTAGCATCCATTAACGAATTCAATTCATCAAGTAACTTATCATACTCATCTGTACCAGACGGCGTAACACTCAATGCCTCAAGAAGTGACATCACCTCACCTTCGTACATAGATTCATTAGTATCCTTTTTCTCAGGAAACTTGAATTTAAACATAACAAACTCCTTTCAAACGTTTATTACCTTCATTATATGAAGTGTTTTTGGCGCGATGCTATACTCTTGTGGATTTCTTTACTCTTGAGTAGATTTCATTCTCGGTTTTAAATTGTTTGTGTACGGTATTATTCCAATTATTGAATGAAATAGAACTAACTGTTAAACCGGCTAAAGATCCAAGCGCAATCGCTTGCCCTACAGATTTTAATCTGCCTCCAGAGTATTTATCAATCTTTGATGCTACGATAAACCCACCAACCGAGCCCAAAAAAGCTTTGCCTGCAATAGACGCGGCTCTATGTCTATCTTTAGCGATTTTTGTTAGAGTTCCTTTGTTCTTTTCAAATTCTTTATTCATTTTATCGCTAATTTTAGAAGCTCTTTTTGCATCTACTTTGTTATCCCACCAGTTTTGATTTAGATGACTATATTTTGATCTATCGAATTCTTTCTTAGCTAAGATCTCGTATTTATTAGTCATTCTAAGCATTTGCTTTTTATCTTTATCGATCGATTTTCTTAGAGATTTATTAAATTTCTTATCTTTAGTTCTCGCAAAGTCACTTTGCAAACCAGAGTAATTACCATATGCTTTTTGCCTGGCCTTTATAACTCCCCACTTCATTCCTTTAACGCCGGAATGATATAGAGAATCATAAATATGTTCATAATCGGTATACAATAGACTCACCTACTCTTAATTGGAAGTTTATTGATTTCTTCCATGATTTTCTGAGCCGAACCATTACCGCCAAGCTTCTTGTATGGCTTGAATAAATATGTCTCCATATTCTCGTATTCTTCTTTTGTAATGTAACCACGATCAATATATCGCATACCCTTGGTCACAATGCGGTCATGAGCGAGTCCGACTAGCATTTCAGCTTGAGCTGCTGCCATTTTTTCTTTCTCTTCGGAGTGGCTATTGCGGTTATTAAACCATGTCCAAAATCCAGAAGACGCCATGACGGCGCAAACTACAGTCACCGCCATATCAATAAGATGCTGTTGCTCCATCAAATATCACCATCTTATCCAATTAGGAAATATGGACGAATACCTTTTTCTGAATCAGCCCAACCCCAGTTAGCGAGTAGGTTATCTGTAACGACAGCAAAGCCAGTAGTGCTTACTGGATCTCGTAGCCACCATTCTTTATTATCGTCGCCAACCAACATTGTTGGACCGTTCATTCGGAAAGCAGCGAATTGTCCGTTATAAACGATGGGATACTGCCCGTTAGCGGTAAGAGGACTAAAGAAATGGTCGCCATAAATATAGCAAGTTGACGCAAGAGAGATAGTTGTGTTTTCGGATCGGCAATTAAATGCTCCAGATACTGAAGATCCATCTCGCTCATAAGTGCCACCTTCTTTATGCTCAATCACATGGCCAGAAAATGCATTATTGATGGTGTTCCTAGCAGTGCTAAGAGATGACTTGTACAGCTTACTGTTGAAATATCCATTCCAGTTGGAACGAGAATCCTCATAAGAAGACGAATATAGTGACGTAGTTGGCATAATTACAGCATGATGCCTCATGAATGTCTGATCTCCACCTTTGTAGAAATAGTCGAGATCGATGACCTGCCACTTAACACCGCCAATAGTCCAATAGTCTCCAACATAAATATCATTAAATTTGCCAGAGCTAATCGCCTGATATTGCTGGGCGCTAACCGAAGTACCAAGATTATTGTTACGCCAAATATTACGATGCATAACCGGGTTATTCTCAAATAAAGAATACTTCAGCTGATCGATAGAAACAGTCTTTGTTCCAGAAGAGCCATCAATCAAAAGAACATCGTTATCTGAAACTTTAGTTGTTCGTGCATACTCTGTAATTTTCATTAAATATGCTCCTATTCTCCATTGTATTTTCTTTGACCAGTAATTGGCGCACCATTGCTATCCATCACCGGTCTGCCAGCAGAGTCCTCAATCGACACTACAGAATATCCACCAGAAGCCATCAAATCGATTTTCTTAGTTAATTCTGTAATCTGATTTTGAAGATTTGTTGCAGCATTAGAATTGAGATTGACTTGCATGGTACGGAACCAAGCCTCAAACTGGCTTTTATTGGTTGCTAAATTTGAAGAATATTCGTCCTTAGCATGGCTCATCCAGTCATTCCACTCAGAAGACCAAGCCTCAACAAAACGCTCAATCGTAATTGTCGTCAATGGTCCAGTAACAAAAGGACAATCCTTAGTTCCAACCTTATAGTCAATATCGGAAATCGCAATTGATGTTGCAGCCTTTCGCACAGTAATATAAGCAATCGGATATTGTCTACTTGATCCGGCTCCAATTGTTGGCTTTACTGGTGTTTCTGCTGGTTCGCCTTGAACTACGGCAATTGAGTTTACCCTAGAACCAGAGTTAACGTCAAATACGACAGCGTCAATTCTATCGTAAATCGGGTGCGCAGAGTTAAGCAATACCTGAAAATCAGAATCGTTCTTAATCCAAGTATGGTTAAACCACGCCCTACCAGTACCAACGGATACGCTTGTGCCAGTTGATGGCTTGACCAAAAATGCAGATCCAATAGACTGATACACACCATCGCAAATAACGCCGTCAAAAATCTCGCCAAACTGGACAGCATCGTATTTACGATCGCCATTTTGCGAGTTATAAAAACCATAGGTTATAGCCACTACTTTACCTCCTTATTTATTACTTCAAATGTTGGGTAACATTTAATAGCGGAGTCAGTATACGAATAAATATACTCAGTAATCATGGCTGTAAACATCCGCCTATATTTGTCCTCTACTTGAACAATATCACCAATATTATAGTCTTGCTTATACTTGAATTGCGAACGTGTAGATTCAAGCTCACCATCAAAAATGGTTGTGACTTGATGTTTTGCTAGTTCTCTATCGCCTCTAGTATTAAGCGTAGAATAATATTCGCTACTGCTCAAAGTTCGTTCTGTTTTTGAACCAGGATCTCTTACTTTCGTTCTTAGATCACGAGCATCTACAAATAACTCTCGTCTATCTAATCCCGTATCTCCAGTCCAATCGTTAGACTTGTACCAACGATCATTTCCTTCTCCTTCACCACCAACCAAAGCTACAGTTTTGTAATCTTGATTAGATTCGTACGAATTAGCATTCAATAGGTTCTCAAATGCCGGAGAAAATATAACAACTGGATTCTTTGTTTGGTTATATGATCTATCTTCATTGGTTAGGAGTTTAAAAATGAAGTTGCCGTCAGTCGGCATTGTCAATTTAAAACCGATTCCATACTTACTGCATAAATTTGTGGTTAGTTCATAAATATTATCACCAGTAAACTGGGTTTCGATTTTCATTGACTTTAATTTCTCATCATAATTCCAAGCAGTTGATAGACCCTTAATATTTCTAGCACTTGCAGATGACTTGATGCAATTTGATGTGATCGTATCAATGATGCAGTCTTGTACTGTCTTGTTATGATACTCTAGACCCCAGGCAATTCGTCTATCTAAAATACTTTCTAATGATCGTCCAGAAATCTTTACTGTATCTTCGCCATCAGCCTCAGATTTGACATAAATAGATTCGATTATCATTGTGTGCTCAGATTCTGGATTTACTACATACCAGTTCTGCTTCAGATAATCAAATAGATTAGGATCATATGGCAGAATAATTTCAAAATCACCACATTTATTAAAGCGATCAGTCCAAATAAATGAAATATAATCATCTAACATGCGAACCGTTTCGAACTCTCGATTCAAAATATATGGCGTTATCATAACTATACTCCAAATAATAGATTGGTCGTCCTAATTTCAAATCTTACCTGTTGGTTTGGATCGTCAGTAATAGCATATGCGAATTTGTTATGTCCTTGAGATAGCTGAAGCCAATCAGAAGACCTATCTAAACAATTAAGAACATTATATGTCTTTCCTGCTCTAGACAGAAGCACATATTTATAGCCTTTAATTGTGGAAATAGACAACTCATCAGAAGAAGAAAATGTCTTGCCAGTTACCTTCTGGATAACCCCAAGATCGATCGTCATATTCTCGCCAGTATCGACATTAGAAATACGAATCTTCTTGTTAAGGTCGCCAAATGGAGAAAATGACATGACAAATCCGGTTTCAACTTCACCAGTATAATAAATATCATGTACGAAGTTTCCTCGAATAATGCCAAACTCCAAAAGAGCTGTCGTTAGAGATTCATTAGAAAATGGGAATTCAAAATTTGGCGAAATAGCATAAAATGAATATAACTTTTCGACACCATTTTGAATGTCTGTGAAATAAGAATCAGGACATACAATAGAAATCTGAATATGCTGAGTCTCTTCAAAAATCTCAGGCTCAACTCGCTCAATATATCCGTACGTAGCAGCGTGTCTTGTTCCAGTCTTGACTTCGATGGTTACTTTCTCTTTAAGAGGAAAATATTTATACAATTCTAGTCGCTGAGCTTCAACATCGTTTCCATGAAGCGCAAATTCAATAACAATATTACGTGTTTTTGCTCTAGCAGAATTATATACACCACCATCAAAGGTTACAACGTTACTAACTGATACATCAGCCTCGACCGGGCCGAGCCCGGAAATCTTAGTAATAAGAAAACCGGACTCAATGCCCCTATCGAGAATGAATTCTTTTGAATCTTTCTTCTTGTTAGTAACTTTAATACTTTTAATCATTAATTTTACTACCCCCTATGACGAGCAATTGACATAGCATTCTTTGTATTTCGATATACATCGCTAGGGTCAAGTGCCTTAGGCGATAGATTAGTTTGATTAATATTGATAGAAGTGTCGGCTTCCATAAGTGCTGTAGTGTACTTGTCCATGTCGGACCTAAGGTTATTAATCGAATTAACAATCATAGATCCATCCTTAGACATAGCATTTACTTCAGCATTAAGTCGCATAGACGTACCAAGACGAAGACTACCAAATAATCCGTCCATCTTACCAGTAATGACTGGAGAAATATTAGGCTTGTATGACTTGCCATTAAGTGCGCTAAGGTTGCTTTCCATAGAGGATACAGCATCAGAAGCAACATCAGACGATGCAGCAATAACTTTATCCTTAAACGCAAGCATACCATTTGCAAGACCAAGTGAGACATACATTCCTTGTTCGTGCATTACCCTTGATGGGGATTTAATTTGTAATCTAGCCTTAGAGGCTTCCATTGCTGCCTTTGCAATTGCGTCCGCAGCATTCACGACTTTATTCTGGTTAGCTCGAATACCATTTGCCAGACCATCAGCAAGATACCAACCAGCATCGTAGATTTCTTGACCGTGACTATTAAGTTCACTTACAATGGAACTCATAATACCAGAGACTGCTTCGGTTGCAGCTGTGTTATTAGAGGCAATTCCACTAGCAAGCTGTCCAATAATCTCAGATCCAGTGTTGTATACGGATTCGTAAACTTTACTAGATTCACTAGATACTGTACTAGATGCTTCGGTCATGGCTGACGACATAGCAGCACTAATATCACCGTTCTTAGCAGCGACACCAGCAGAAATGCCATCAGCTATCGCACTACCAATTCCGTTTCCGGCTTCGGTAAACGATCCGCTCCCATTTTGAATGCTTTCTGTAACCTGCTGAATCATGGAGTCCATGGCGGCACTAATCTCGCTAGACTTCTCCGTAATAGCTGTAGTCATAGCTGTTAGCTGCTCGCTGAACGCCGTAGAAATAGCGGTCATCTTCTCTGGGTCCTCAGCAAGGCCGTTTACAAGATCAGAAATTGAAGATGCAACAGATGCCCCGTCAACTCCGCTCATTGTAGACAATGCCCAAGCGAATTCGCCAGTAGCAGAACTCAATTGTTTAATATTATCTGCTGTAGCTCCGCCAAGTTCATCGAACTGAGCCAAGCCATTAGCAATTAATGTAAGCTGATATTGAATATTGTCGGGAACCTGAAGACCGGACCAAGACCTAATTCCGGCTGCTAAATCAGTAAGTGTAGGACCAAGAGAACTGAGTGTATCAGCACCCCAACCCTTATTCCAGAATTCGCCAACTCCTTCGGCAAGCCTTCTAAGATCGCTCTCAATATCCTTTGGAACGACAACGGTTCTGAATTGTTTGACACCTTCACCCAAAACTGTCAGTGCATTACCAGTTGCCTCAGCAGCACCAGTCGAGAAGAAATCCGTCAATGCGAAGTTACGAATGCCATCGGCAATCTTAGCCATACCAGTTGAAATATTGTCTAGTGCATCCTTGTTTAGATCAAGTGCCGTCCACTTCTTAATAGCATCAGGAAGCTCACTTAATGGTCCTGTAATATTCTCAACAGACATTGAGCTAAATATATCAAGAAGACCAAACGAATTAAGTCCCTCTGCCAGTACAGAAAGTCCAACTCCAAGTGTATCTGGGATTTCAACACCGTTCCACTTAGCAATAGATCCAGCAAGTGTACCAATACTGTCAGCAGAAATAGCAACAGATGCGGCACCAAGCATATCGAAGTTTAAACCATTTAAACCACGACCAAGAGCGCTCAAAGAAGCCTCAAGACTTGGATTCAATTCTACATCTGACCACTTAGCAACACTGTCAGCCAATGCGCCAATATTTTCATGAACTTTATTTACTACATCTGCTCCCCAGTCATCAAAAGACAAATATGATAGACCATTGCCAAGTGCTTTGAGTCCATCTTCAAGAGAGCTATTAATCTTAACTTTACTCCATTTTGACACTCCGTCAGCAAGGTCGCCAATCACTGGAGCAATCTTTGCTAAGGCGTCAGCACCAAAACCACTAAGCGTATTTAGCAGCGATCCAACGGCAATAGCTTCAAGAGATTTCCTAATATTCTCTGCACCTTGCTCGCCCTTCTTGCCAACATCAGCAAAATCAGCTAATGCTCTAGCGATTCCAACCAATGGGCCAGAAATAACAGCCAAAGCAGCGCCACTAATTCCAAGCATAGGGGCCACTAGAGCTAAAGGCACAGAAATCGCCGCCAAAGATCCAACCGCAACGAGCATATTAGCAATACCAGTTAGCATATCATCTGGTGGAATACTACTAATCTCTTTAAATGCTGCTGACATTGGGATAAGTGTGCCACTAAGAATTGTTAGTGTAATTGCACCAAACATTGGCAGAGGAGCAAGCAATCCAATAAATGAAGATATACCAGCAAGTACACCAATCGTAGAAATGATCGTCTTTATGCCCTTATCCAAATCTTTATCAGCGATCTTAGATAATGTTTGGAATGCTATAGAAATAGGAATAAGACTTAAAGAAATAAAGCTAAGTGCTATTGAACCCAGCAAGCCAGCACCCATTGGGAGCATGCCGAGGAATGTAGTGATTCCAGCAAGAACTACAAGACTTGTACTCAATGCTCTAAGTGCATTCTCAACACCATCAGAAGAAATACTCGACAATGTTGTAAATGCTTGAGCTAATGGAATAAGAGCATTCGTGGTGATGGTTAAAGCAATTCCAGCGAGGATTGCTCCACCAGGATTCAAATATCCCATAGCTGTAACAATGCCGCCAAGAATAACCATTGCTCCAGCGAGAACCCCAAGTGCTGGTAGAGCCGAATCAACATTGATCTCAGATACTTTCTTAATTGCCTCAGCAATAATGAAAAGATCAAGTGACAATGCCGTAATAGCGATTACTGCACCCATGTTTTCAAGGAAACCAGAGTCGAGCTCAGTCATAGCTTTTATGACTAGAACCATCTCAGTAAGAGCGATTGCTAGCATTTTTAGACCATTTGCACCTGCTTGCCAATCTATCTGCGATAACTTAACGATAGCATTTGCAATAACATCAGACGTGAATGCAAGAATAAGCATCGACAGTGAATTGAATACCGATACTTTTGCAGTTGGCATAGCTCTAAGAGCAAGTACTAATACACCCATTGCGCCAGCAATACCAAGAATTCCTTGTACTAGTTTTGCTGGTTCCATTTCGCTAAAGGAAATGACACTATTTTGAAGTACTTTAACAGCCGCAGCCATAGCTAGCAATGCTACAGACGTACCAACACTAATCTTAGTCTCATCGATGATTCGCATTGCAATACCAAGAGCTGTTAGCATTGCGGTTACGCCAATTACACCCTTTGTTAAGTCTTTCGGATCAAGGGCACTGAATGTCTTTACAGTTTTGGAAATAATATTTATTGCGTGGCTCATAGCAATAAGAGCAAGAGATACCTTAGCGGCATCCAGACCCTTAACTTCAGCCAAGCCCTTCATTACTTTAACCATAACACCCATAAGGATAGCTAAAGTTGTAGCGCTGCCCATCATCTTTGATTGATCAAGGTCTGATAGGCGTTTAATGGCTTTACTAATTGTGTTAATTGAATGCGTAAACGCTATTACAACCATAGAGACTGACAAGCTATTGCCAAGAGTAAATTCGTGAGCAAATTTAGACATTACCGACATAACTTTACCAAGAACAGCTAGGATAGCAGTAACTGTAGCAAAGCTTCCCATCAGTTTATCTTGATCAATCTTAGCAAGCATGTCAATTGCTTTAGCAATCATTAATACGGATGTAGAAATGATAATAAGCTGACTAATCTTGATCGTACTAGTCATGTTCTTAACAGACTCGGTCAGACCATTTAACAGATTAGAAATATTACCAATAATATCTCCAGGACCACCACCGGATCCAGAATCTCCACCTTTACCTTTGCCGCCGGTACCAACAAATGGCAAATTATCGAAGAATTCCTTAATTGTCTTTGCAACTCCAAGCAAAGACTTAGCCATGACTACAAGACCAGCTGTAGAAATACCAGACATTACTTCATCTAGCGAAATATGGTCTTTGATCCAGTCTTTAAGATCTCCAAGTAGTCCAAATATGTCCATTATCGTGCCACGGAAATTAGTAATAAGTCCTGGCAACGCTTTTATGACAGTTACGAATACAGCTGTGATTGCATCGAGAATAGATTCTGGTTTAAATCCAGCAGCATCTTCAATTTTATCTCTGATCTTACCAAATAGGTCTTTAATACCATTAACAAGACTGTCAATTCCCTCTTTAATGGAATTCTTCCAGTCTTTGATCTTCTCAGCAATAACATCAAACGTTAAAGTAGAGTATTTGGAATTTAAATCTGTAAAGAAGTCTCCTATTTTGGCTAAAAGCTCAAGTGGAGCTCCAAGATCGATATGGAATAAAGCGGCGAAGGCTTTTGCTACACCAACAATTGTCTTTCGACCCATATCGAGAATTGAGAATAGACCCTTAGCGATTCTTCCGATTCGACTAAGAGTTTCTTCTGTTGGTTTTAGATTCTCGCTTAGTTCACGGAACCTTACAGATAGATTGTATAATGTTTCTGCGGTAATTGGAGGAAATACATCGACCCATGCTTGATGAACAGCCTTTGCGATTGACACAAAATTATCAAAGAAGTTTGAGATGCCGTTAATTACCTCAGTCCTGCCACCCATCTCTTTCCATGTTTTGGCAAGTTCAAGACGAGCTTTTGAGGAAGCATCAATAAATGGGTTAATCTTCTCGTAAACACCAGTCCAAAGCTCTTTTGCTTCAGATAGGTCACCAATTACTGTTCGCCAAATATCAGCCCATCCAGTACCCAAGGATTCCTTAAGTGTATCGACAAGCTGAGTGAATGATTTAATCTTGGTAGCAGATTCATAAGCCATCTTTGCCATGTTAGCAAATTGCTTAGCTTGTGCTTCAGTGTATCCACTATCAATAATTTTCTTCATCAGGTTCTGATAGGCTTCTTCACTATCAACAACCTCACCAAGAATGTTGGACGCCTCCAAGAAAACATCTTTGGTAAGCCATTGTTTTTCAAGAGAGTCCCTAAAGCTTCCCTTACTCTTGATTGCGTTCGTAGCAGCGTTATTGTTTCTCTTATCTGCAATCTGAACAAGCATGTCTTTAAACTGCGCATTAGACATGTTTGCATTATCCATCGACATCCAGTCAATCTGACGAAAGAAGCCAGTCGATAATGCCTGAGAAACCTGATACAAACCTCTTGCTGATTGCTCAGCCGTAGCGCCAGTCATAGCTGAAAGGTTAGAAAGACCCTGAATAGCCTTTGTTGCTTCTTTAAGGTCAACACCAGCAGCAGTAAATGTACCAATATTCCTTGTCATCTCACCGAATTTATAAATCGTCTTATCGGCATAAGTATTCAACTCATCCAAAGACGCATTTACATCATCGAGAGAATATCCTTTTGGTGAAACATTCGCATAAATTGTCTGAAGAGATTGTAGCTGAAGCTCGTACTCTCTAAGACCATCAATCAGTGGAGTCATCGTGAAAGATGATACTAATTGCTGTCCCGCAAATACTGCTCTGCTTGCAATGCTAGACAAAATGTTAAGGGCAACCATTCCGGTTACACTAAAACGATTCTTGATCGAATCCAGAGCACTATTCAAACCATCGAGGTTAATATTCTTAAGAGCTGATGTTACTTTTTCGATTGATTTACTAGAATCTTCCATCTTAAGCGACTGTTTAAGATTCTGAAGAGATAAGGTTGTTTGCCTAACCCCTCGCTCAAATTGTTGGTTATCAAATTGTACACGTACAACTTTATTATCGACAGTTTCGGCCATTAAGCATTAACCTCCATCCATAAATCTCTAGATAATTGATCAAATATCGGTTTCATAGCAGGGTTAACATAATCAATGCCATGTACATAACCACCAGTTCCAGTGCCATGACCGTACTGAATAAGAATCGCTATGTTTTCGCCTTTATTAGTATTTGTGTTATACCAATCTATTTGTAAATTTCCTTTACTTCTTGTTACTTTGTAGTTCCAGCTACTTGCAGTTTTGCCAGAACGAGAGGGGGTTGCAGCAGATAAGGCTTCTACTCCAATCTGACCATACTTATTAAGAATTGCTTCTATGTTTGCTCTTTTAGAAAAAGATAAAAGCTTTTCTAGATTCTTAAAATCTCCAGATTCTTTAAAGCTTATCATGCTTCACCCCCATTTTGAATTAATCAATACTCTTGATGCCTGTGACAGTTCCGTTCTCATCAATGTTGACCGAGAGAACATGATTCTTAATCATTCGACCATTATGATCAAATGCCGAAAGCTTCTTTGTATCAGGATTGATGTAAAGTGTGTCAGTTACCATTGAACCAGACTCGCTAAACAAATATGTATCGCCTTCTACTTCACGAAGTCCCGTCTGCATTGCACCAGAGTCGTCAAATAGGTATTGCTTTCCGTCAATAGTCTGATGACCGGTAACCATATGACCATCACCGTCAAGCCAATACCAAGTATTATCCTTGAAATACCACTGACTCGTTTGAATAATACCCCATTTGTCATCCGTAACGTACCAATGACCGTCGTACTTGATCCAGCCAAACTGCAATTCACCAGTTGGAGCAAAGAAATACTTAGCGCCATTAATAGATTGCATTCCGCTTACCATCTTACCGATTGCGTCATCAGACTCAGAAAGATAATAGCACTTTCCATTAATCCAATGCCAACCAGTCTCCATATATCCTTGACCGTTGAACCAATACCAAGCATCAGTGACCCACATCCACTCATTCGCAGGATATGAACCATCACTACGCTGATACCACCAGCCATTTGGACTGTGTACCCACTTTGGTTCGCCGACATAAGTGGATGTAATCTGATTCTTTAGAGCAGCCCAAGCAGAATCATCGACATAATTCGCTGGACAATGCTTACCAGTTACATCGTAGTGACGAATAACTCGATCGGCAGTAATTCCATATCGATACATCAGATCAGTTACAATTGCTCGAAGTGATGCAATCTGAGCAGCTGTAAATGGTTCGGATCCATCAGAGACACACTCGATAGAAATAGATCTCTGGTTACGATCGTAGTTACCGACAGCCCAAGCAGTATCGCTCTCAGATACACTCTGAGAAATCGTACCGTCTTTGTCAACAAAATAATGCGCTGAAGCATTGCGGTTTGGACCAGAAAAATAAACAAGATTGTTATGACCAGAAGCATTAGTGCCGGTGTAGTGAACGGCAATATAGCTTACGCTTTTTCCACCTCGACCCCAATCCATGTTAGAGCCATGGCATTGGATAAATTCTGAAACTGTAAAACCCATTACTTATCTCCTAAATCTTTAGGACCGTCTTCCTCGGGTTTGTAATCATCTGGAGCGCCCTCGTGATTATCTTCAATATTACTAATAGCAACATCAAACTTAGTTGTATTATCCATTAGTGTGCATCTCCCTTCGACGCCTTTCGTTTAATTCTCGATTTTGTCGCATTATTTCGTCAGGTGACATCTCTTTCTTAGTGTTGTCTTCTTCCATACAAACTCTAATTAATGTCATAAGCCGATTGAAATGCCACTTTTCGCACTCAAAAGGAATACTTGCTTTAGCCATCCAATAATATACCAATTCTGAAGTTACAAACTTTGTTTGACCAGATGTAGATCCAGATGAAAATGTTGTAGCAGTCATTGGATCGTCAATATAATTATTTATGGCCTCAAGATCTTCTTTAGTTATTCCTTCTAGATCTGCTGGAGTAATTCTCTTACCAACAGACATACAAATGATGTAATCTAATATCTCATCTTCAGTTTTTTCGGAAGTTAAGAATGGTTTATGCCACTTTGACTCCCATTTTGAAATAGAGATGAGAGAGTGCTCCAGTGATAATACTATCTCTTTTTTAAACGAGAATTCGGCTCTTTCTTCGTCGTACAATTCGACTTCTGGAATAGTTATTTGAAGCACTCTCTAACATCCCTCCTTACTTAGATACAGGATTAAGCTTCTGATCCTTAAGTACGCTAGCACATACGCTATTGACGAACTCGGCCGCCGCGTCTGCATCAGAAACTAGCTCCATAACAAGCTCCGAGTATGCCTCTGTCTGAGAGAACTCGATTGCTTTTTCTTCGGACTTGATGAACCTACGGCCGTCCTGAGACTTCTCGCCGTAAGCCTTAAGAATAAGATCCTTAAAGAGTTTGAACAGCTTAGTGTTGTCCTTCTCTTTCTGGATACGCTCGATATACTGCTCCATACCACCGATCTCAGAGTTATCAAACTCCAGAATCTCAGCCTTTGTGAAGTTGAAATAGTAATCATCCTTAATCTTATTACCATCAAAGTCAGTGCACTCAATAGTCTTCTTGTACATGAGTTAACTCCTTATCAATTTAATAGCTTATCTTAACTGTGAATTGGCGTACCTGGTGTACCGCCGACAAGAGTAACAATCTCGTCAGGAAGTGGAAGAATAGGATCTGTGGTCTCAGTACCATAGAGCTTATCCTCGATCTTCTTGAGATTCTCTTTGCTGACCTTACGAGAATCGATAGTCAGAGTTGAGGTTGGCTTAATGCCCTTAACATTAACTGGTGTGGTCTCAACACCCCAAGAGAAAGTAATTGCTGATGGAGAATTGTTAACAGTCTCGTAGTTACGAGAAGATGGAGCTGCTGTAGCGCCATAAACAAGGTGAATGTAGTAACCATCGTCGGAAGTTGTACCAGTATCGTTACCAATATTAGTACGATAAGAGAAGCCAAATGCCTTACGAGTCTGCTGGCCAGCCTTGATGCCCTTTGCTACCTCAACGGAGCCGTCGCACTCACCAAACTCATCAGGATAAGTATAAGCCTCAATCGTGGCCTTGAAAGACTCAGCAGAACGAAGAGAAGCATACTTAATATTGTCTGCATAAAGGTTATTTGCAGCAGCACCCTCAGGAGCCTCGGTAACCTTAGTCAGACCGTTCCAAGCAACACCCTTAGGATAATTGCCGGTATCGCCCTGAACATAGAGAACACCGCGATCGCAGCCATTCTCAAACCAACGAGAACCAGTCTCGTCCCAACTAATTTGTTTACCCATCTATAATGTCCAATCTAATTGTAAATAGTAAATACGTCATGATTCAGACCATCGGCAACATAGTGACGATCGTAAGTAGCATACTTAAAATCTAAAAGTCTGTCGATTACTGGGTGTAAAGGAGACTTACTAATCACTTTAACCGAATATCTGAAATTACGTCTGTATGGCCCATTATCCGCATTGCGATTTTCAATACCGCTAGGTTCATAAACCATACATGGATACTCTAGTTTTATGTTTGATGGCGGTTGAAAGTAGGTTTTTCCGGTTAGGAATGTCTCATCCCAAACGAATTCCAACTTTTTATGGAAGTCGAGTCTATTGTCCGTAAGAGTTTGCATTATACCTACCTCCAATCGACAAAATCATTCTTGGCGGCTCAACAGTAACAGAAGTAATCTTCCATTTACAACCGGCATACTCGACATAACGAATATTCATGAAATTATCATTAATAAACGCGTCGGCAATAACGCTGATTTGATTTTGAAGAGTAATATTATCTACAGGAGCGCCTCCATCAGATCGTCTATAGACCTTTTGAAGATCGCCCCTGTAGCGTATTTCAGAAATTACTTCTTCATAAATTCCTGGTTGAGTTTCTTCTGTTGTTGCGAAACCAATATTGCCATAAAACTTTCCCATTTTGAATTTCTCCTATCTTCTATAGATAAGAGAACTCATCCATAGAAATACTAAGCCTCGAGTGTCATCTCAACAGAGATAGCAGAGTATGGCTTAACAAGAGCACCAGAGCAACGAGTCTCAATGAGGTACTTCTGAGCATTGTAGTCAATGTCGAAGTCATCGAACAGAGTTACTGCACCACCGTTGTCAGCGCCAACATTGTAGTCCTTGAGGTTTACGATGATACCCTGAAGCTGATAGCGCTTAGAATCGGAACCGACACGAGTCTTGTTCTCAAGAACAGGAACGGTAACAATCTTAGAAACGCGCAGCTTCTGAGCAAGCTTCTCTGGAGACTCGTAAATATCACGACCAGTAGAATCGGTAATAAGAAGCATGCCAGTGAGAACATCCTCAGTGGTGTAGAATACTGGGTTACCAGAACCGCGATAATTCTTACGAGCCTTGATGATTGCCTTGATCATCTTGCCGTAGACCTTGTTCTCGTCGTCCTTCTCAGCAGACTTGACTGCTACAGCAACGTTAGTAGTGTAGAGATTCTGGTCCTGCCAAATTGGACGAATGTGATCGTGAGAAATGTGATCATCATCCGTTGAAGTACGACCGTCACCGCAAAGAATAGCGCCGGCAAGCTCCTCGTCGAGCATCATGCGCATTTCCTTCTTGAGCCAAGCAACGACATCGAAAGAAGTGATGTCGACCATGTTGTCACGGTCCATCTTCTGCTTCTTATAGATGGTCTGTGGATCAGTGGTACGCTTCAGAAGCTTGAATACCTCTTCCTTCTTCTCCTTACCAGTGATGTAACCCTTAGCCCTTGCCTCATCCTCAGTGATGTTTGCGAAGATGGACTTAACGCGGGAGAAAGGAGTACGAGAAACGCCATTCATAACGTCCTCGACCCAATCCATCTTGCGGGAAATAAACTCTGGCTCTGCGCCGATGGTCTTAGCATCTGGGAACAGGAAACCAACATCAGTGATGCTGTGCTGAAGAGCATCGCCAAGAGTGATGTCCTCCATACCGTGCTGGAGTGCAGACTCCTTTAGGGAGCCATAGCGCTTTGCATCGCGCAGTACCTCTTCCATATCCTCAGCAGAGTGTGCGAGGTAATCACCCTCACCATCGAACAAATTGTGCTTCATATCTTCATCCTCTACATCTTCCTCGCCTGTAGCCTCACCCTGCTGTGCTGCCATACCTACGAGATAATACAATACGTCCTTCTGCTCGTCAGTCATCTCATCGATAACGTCCTGAATGGTCTTGTCGCCCTGTACTGGAGCCTGACCCTGTGGAGCCTGTGCATTCTGTGGATCCATGTTTTGTGTCCTTTCGTCAACACTTCCATTTTGATTATCTTCAACTACTTCAGGATCAGTCTCATCTGTATCTTCATCCTTTTTGGTAGCTGCATGATACAATTCAATATCAGTATCTGTATAAATTACTGCTTCCTCTGAACCATCATCGCTGTGAGCGATAACAGTATCGATCATTGCACCGGGATTTGCTCCGGCTAGAACCAAGCTAACTTCTCTAATAACGCCGTGCATTACGTTAGAGCCATTCTGCTTTAGCTTGTTTGCGTAAATTGATAGTTGCTTAATGTCGCCGTTCTGGACAGCTTCTTTTGCCATCTTACCAGACTCAGTGTTGTTGAACACTGCATAGGTGTAAACACCCTCTGGTCGATTCTCTAGGATAGCATGTCCAAGAACATTCTCGACACCATTGTGCTGATGCTGCCAGACCAACGGCACTTGTTTACCGTCGCAATCTTTAAACGCTCCAGAACGAATGACTCGCCCGTCAGAACATTTAAGATCATTCCTGGTAGCCCAACCAGAAAAATCATAGTTCATAGAATCTTCTTTCCTAAATATTGCCCATCACCTTATTGTATCCAATGGACATTGCCATGCCAGCCGCCGCTCCGATTAAAGCTTTTCTTACATAAACTCTAGCTGCTGCGTTAACGACACTCCTGCCCTTTGCTCTGTGCTGATAGTATCTGCCTTGATCGCTTTTCCAATATCCGCCAGCAAAAGCAAGAGCACGTCCTCCAAGATTCTTCATTCGTGCATCTCTAGCATGAATATATTCTTCTGATTGTTTGCTCAGGACTCCAGCTTTAGCTTTGTTTTTTGCTACTGTCCAATTATTCTTAATGTCTAGGTTATGTTGACTTGCTACTGTGCGTCTAATACCCCACTTGCCGGGCATGATGGATCTTCTTACAGTCGTTCGTCTAACGCCCCACTTCATACCTTTAGTGCCGTGATGCATTAGATACGAATTGTAAGTTCTTTCGAAATTAGAGTACATTTAATGTCTACCTCCGTTCTTAAACTCTCGCATTACATTTTTACCAATGTTATATGCTTTATCCATTAGAACTTCATTGGATGGAATATATCCATATCGTTGACCAATCCTCAAAGCTGTATAGCCAATTAGCATTGATCCACCTACAAATTGCATTCTTCCGGCCAAAATGTTTCCAACACCACGAACGGCCTTGCCAGCAGAATTCTTTGCATCTTTGACTTTTCGTTCTCTTACTGCTTGGTTAGCGCGTTTGCTCATGTCGGTATTTTTGACATAGTGGTCGAATGCTTCTTTATAACCAGGAATATGCTTAGAGTTATACTCAACTTTTTGTTTGATTAGCTTTCTACGAGTTCCAGCACCTTCACCGTAGAATGATTTAGCTTTAGTGTACTCTTTTGCATCTTTTTTTGCTTTACGTCGAACACCCCACTTCATGCCTTTGATTCCAGAATGATATAAGGAAGAAGTGTAGAGATCATTGTAGTTGCTATACATTACAGAGTATCAACAGATTCGGAATTCTTAAAATCAGAAGAGGACTTAGCCATCAGTGCGCCAATAAATACGTTTACGGCAGCAACAATGCCAGTTACCACTTCTGGATATGGTAGACCAGTAAGTCCATTGGAAATAAGAACTCCATTTACTGCAATGTAAAGGGTAATGAATGCCGGAATAAGAATACGACATACCCACTGAAGAGTGTCATATACTTTATTTGATAGTGTCATTATTTTCCTTTCGTTCCATAACTAATAGTTCCTTTTAGTGGGTGATATTTCATATTTGATTCGTCGAGGCTGTGACCATATCTCGCTTGTAGGCGTTTTTGCTCATTTTTTAGACTGATCGATTGTCCGGCGTAAGCGCCAGCCGTCGCCATGGTAAGAGCAGAACCTGTAATTAATGCCTCGCCAGCCTTCGAGATAGTATTGTTATATGAGGTTGTCATTAATGCCCCAATAGGCATAGTGATTGCCGCAGCTATAAGTGCATTTGCGGCATACCAGTTTGCCTCTTTTCTCTGTTTATATAATTTTAGTAGTTTATCTTGTTGCTTTTTCTTTTTATCGTCACTAATATTTACTTTTTTA